AACCTTGAGTTGAGTCTACATAAACCAATGTAAAACCTGCTCTCTCGGTTGACACTGTTAAATCTGCTGCAGAACCCTGTATCTTGTGTGAGTTTCTCCCTACTGTTAAATTATTAGTATCAAAAGTACCTGCGTAATCTATAATTGAAACTTCGTCTCCTCGTGATGCTGATCCTGGTAAAGTCATTGTGATAGCCGCTGAAGACGTATCTACGAAGTAACCACTACCCGCAGCCATAGTTGCGTTTGTTGTTGCAACAGCTTGCCAAGACGTTCCACCAGATACCTCAGCAAAAGATAACTGACCAACACCTGATGTGCCTGATCCTGTTACTGAATCTACTTTTAAAAATCTATCTGCTGTTACGTTACCTGTAGGAAATTTAAGTGTGTAAGATTGTGAACTTGAGTGGGGCGGACTTTGCAACTTAATACCATGGGAATTATTTTCACAGTTAAGTTGTAGAGTTCCAGGATTAGTGTTACCACCAATTTCTACGTATCCAGTTCCATTAGGTGTTGCTGTAATATTTCCATTTGCACCATCTGTAATTGTAATTGTACCAGAGTTCGTTCCAGAGTTTGTATCTAAAACTAAATCGTATGCACCACTTGATGTAATTGTTGGTGCAGCTGATCCTGTACCTACAACTATTTCACCAGAACCTTTTGGTGCTAAAGCTAAATCAACATTTGAATCTCCACCTGCAGCAGCAACTTTTGGATCATTGCCCGTTGCAGCGTTTGTCATTTCAATGTGATTAACAGCAGAAGATGTGGTTTGAAATATTAATTGTTCATTTCCATTTTCATCTCTAATTCCATGATCATCATCAAAATCAATCATGAAAGAGTTAGTATCTAAGTTACCACCTAATTGTGGTGATGTATCATCAACCACATCACTTGCAGTTGATACTTCGTAAATATTTGGATTAGTTCCATCAGATGCATCTGCAAAAACTATTTTTGTAGATTTTTGTGTTGCAGAAAAAGTAACACTATTTCCTGATCCAGACACATATTTAAATTGTACCGTGTAAGAACCAGATGTTGAATTTTTTAAAATATAAAAAGTTTGTACATCTAAAGGAATTGTAACAATTTGGTTACCTGTAATTGTACCTGTAAATTCTATAACTCTGTGTGCAAGAGTTGCACCAGTTGATCCATCAGAAACTGAAAGCGTAGTTGTTTGAGCACCACCTGCAATTGATTGTGCTACGTATCCACCAGTTATCTGCTCTATAATCTGTAAGTTTGTATTTGTTTTTGTACCCCATGTTCCAGCGTTTTCGCCAGTTGCCTGGAGCTCTACTCCTAAAGGTGTATATGTCGATGCCATTAAGCTGCTTCTCCTGTTACGTCGTTATAGCTTGTATTTGAGCCAGTTGCAACATCCGAATAAGATGTATTCGAACCCGTTGAAATATTACTATATGACGTGTTACTGCCCGTGTCAATATCTGCATAAGCCTTAACATTTACTGCTCCTACACTAACTGTAGCCTCTTGTCCAGTTAATCCCATAGCTTGATCTGCTGGAGTTATTGATCCTACAGAACCTGTAAAAGATACACCAGTTAATCCCATAGCTTGATCTGGAGCATCTAAATCTCCAACACTTCCTGTCATTGAAATACCTGTTAAATCTGCAACCGCAGAACCTAACCCAACTAAAGATCCAACGGTAAATGAAGCTTCTTGACCAGATAATGTTTGTGCATTGTTTGGTGCAATCGCTGTTCCCTGTGCTGATGTAATAGAAAATCCTGTTGGAAATACAACACTACCACCAAATCCAACTGCTGTTCCTTGAGATGAAGTTATTGCTTGGCCAGTTAAAGTTACGTCTTCGTTTGGTGCAACTGCTGTTCCTTGTTGAACAGTTGATGATTGACCAGTTAAACCCATAACTTGATCTGCAGGTGTGATTACACCGTTAGCACCAGTTATAGATTGACCTGTTAAAGATATGTTTGCATCTGCTGTTGTAGTCAATGAATCAACAGTTGATTGAAAAGATACTCCTGCGAGTTCAACTGTTTTTGGAATAACTGGAGATATAGATCCAACTGATCCTGTAAAAGAAAGGCCTGTTGGAATAATAATATTTGTGCTTACTATGTCGACTGAACCTAAAGAAGCTGAAAATGATACGCCTGTTAATGATACTGTTTCGTCAGCAAGATTGCCCCACTCACCATCGTTCCATGCTTTTGCACCCCAACCTGTAGCGAGTAATGCGTCCCTGTTCCAATAAGCTTGGCCCCAGGTAAATCGACCCCAACCTGAAGAAACGTCGGACATCGACTCCTCCTTACGCTAATCTAATGATTGCGTTNGTTGCGTCTGCTGTAGGGAATTGAATTGTGAATGTTCCGTTAGTTGCAGTTTTGTCTCCACCGAAAGCAATAGCACAAACTGCATCTGTTGTACCTGATCCACCATTTGTTGTTGTGTTGTAGATCAAAGCAGCGTTTGCTGTAAACGTTGCTGAACTGTAAGTTACATCAGAAAAATCTGTAAAGGCTGTCGTTGAAGATAAAGAAACGCCTGCGTTTGTTAAAGTAGCTCCGCCTGCTGTGTATGCAGTTCCAGAAGTATTCGTAATTTCTTCAGACGTTGAATAGTCTGTAGTTGAAGCTCCTAAAGTTGCATCACTATCAAACAATGCAATTTTGAAAGTGTGTCCACCTGATGATTCAAAACTGTGTTTACCTTGTAAAAGTTCTTGTTTGAAACTTGAACATATTGCTGATGTATTTGCCATTTTTTATCTCCTATGGGTTTGCTGAGTTNANTGGTATTCTAACAGCACCNTCTGTGTAGTCGTCTCTTCTACGTCTACCAACTTGCTCATTAGCAAACTTCTGTACCTCTTGTTTATACTTTTGCTCGTACAAAGTCAACATATCTGCNGGGCCTTTCAAGAAGCCATAAACCTCTGCCAAACAGCAATATAGCAGGCCATTAGGAAAATTTAAACTAATATAATTAGTGCCGTCACCCTCTAAAAGAGCTGGNGCCACGTTATAATGCACTCTAAATTTATAGTTTGTATTAGGTGTAGGGGCTAAAAATATACGNCCTGATGTAGTATCTGATTCTCCTGTNGCACCACCAAACATAGCGTAGTATTTTGGTTTACCTTGAGCTGCAGATGTGCCTGTAATNGGTTGATACTCTTGTAAGTATGTTACGTCTTTTTTCTCTAACCATGTGTTAGATCCTGTAAGCACTGAACTTGAATCGTAGACTTGTATACCTCTAATAAAAACTGCACCTGCTGGTGCGTTAATAGTTTCTTGTCCTGGAACTAAATTACCTGATTGTTGTTTTCTATCAGCGTCGATAGGGACATCTCTAAAAATTCTNTATTGTGCATTTAAAATAATGTTTTCTAAAACAGAATCAGATAACACATTAGAATCAACTTCTGTGTAACTTCTTATTTGTGTTTTTAATCCTGATGCACTTAATCCTGCCATTATGCTTGTTGTGTAACTGGTCCAGCGGACACAGATCCACCTCCTCCTTTTTCTGTAAATGTAGCTGTTGCTCCAGCTGCAAAAGTATAATTATTATCATTTGTTACTGTAATTGTAAATCCGCCTGATGCATTTATAGTGGCCGCAGGTATACCACCTACAGCTTCTGAGTCTCTAAATCTAACCGTATCACTTGTAGATCTACCATGATCTGGTTCATTAACAGAAACCGTGCCTGAACTACTTGTAGCTGTAAAAGGATTTAAAGGTAAAAGTCTTGGTGTAGCTGGTTCTGTTCTAGCAGGTCTGATGTTACGTAAAGATATAGAATCACCATTCATTGGCTTTGGTTCTAATTGTGGTTGTTTTGGTTCAAACTCTGAAACATGAACTAAAGAACCGTTCCATTCTCTAACCATTTCTTTGTAAGGAAACTCTAAACCTGAACGATCAGATATTGCTTTTGCATATTTACCTGTTGCGTATTTTGCCATTATGTTCCTGGGTAATAAGCTTTAGGAGTGATATATGTACTTGAAGCTGACCCATCCTCTGCTAGTGCTCTCGCTAACTCATCCTCGTAAGCAAGTTTCATTGCTTGAATTAATTCTGGTTTATATTTTTGTGCTAAATAATATGCAAGTCCTGATACCATACAAGGCACAAATCTAAATGGTACGTCTGTTGCATTTGTATAATCACCAACATCTTGTATTCTTTTAATAAAATAAAAATGCATGTCTTTAGATGCATTCGTAGAATCAGGTGTTGGGTATATATGTATTCTAACTTTATCTACAAATCTTTCTACCCAATATTGATTAGGTGTTCCTTTTGATAATTTGTTTGAAAAGGCTGCGTAAGTAGATCTATCTACTTTTGTCATTGGACTATCTGCTTGTGTGGTTTGAGTTCTATTAGATCTTAGTTGTGCTTCTAAAACATCAGATATACCAAATACACTAGCAGGAGCAGTCGTTGTTGCACTCGTACCATCATCACTTGATCTAAAAAAATCATAATCTGATTGCCCTTCAATTAAATCAAGATTGGTATCTCCTATTTCCCAATAGTGAATACCTCTGTTTCCCCACTCTTGAAAAAGAATATTAAGAGATCTTCTTGCAGATTTTAATTGATAACCAGCTACGTTTTGTAAACCAATTCGCTCGTGTGCTTCTTCCACTATTTCATCAATAGCAAAAGTTTTATCGAACGTTGTTGTTCCCGAAGTGGTGTTAGCCATTTACTACGCTCCTGTAATTGTCATAGTAACACTTCCGTCTGTGCCAGATGATTGTGTTAAAGTTGCACAAACTCCGTTTTCAAAAAGTATACCAGAACCAGGAATCATAATGTCTAAACCTTCTGTTTCAAACTTATAGGTTGCTTTTAAATTACCTGATGCAGCATTTGTAGCATCACTCACATCATGTAAAAGTAAAACAGAACCTGCTTCACCTCTACCTTGAATAGAAGTAACTCTGCTTCTAGCTGCTCTTAAAACAGAAGCCGCACCTGTAGTTTTATTTAGNGTTGTTTGATCTGAATCCATATTTTCTCCTTTTGGTGTGGGCGAGTGGCAAGATCCGAATCGGTCTTACACTTCTCACCCACATANATTTATTAACTTACTGCTGCACTNAANGGTGTANCTAAGTTACCAGTACCACCTGATGTGACTTGTACGCCCCATCTGTTTGCACCAATAGCTTTGCAAGTTATGATTGNTCCAGCTAATCCTCCAGATGTACTACCGTCTAAAGTAATAGTGTCCGAAGCAGCTGCAGTCATAAAACCTTCACCAGTATCGTTAGTGTCAGTATCAACGATGAGTGCATTACCAGTCATCGTGTCACTAGCGTTAGCAACTTGTAAAACAAAGTCACCAGTTTTAGTTGTTCCAATGTATATTTCAAAAGAAGCACCTAAATTGT